TATCGAATCTATTATCGGGAAAAGGTAAAACTCCTTTGGCAATTCCAATCGATAACCACTCGCGGAAAATCGGTTCTGCGAAATGTTGGATCATGAATTTTTGGAAGGTTCGGAAATGATCTCGTTCTTCAGTTGCGCCTTGACGAATTGAGGAATAAGAAACGCCTTCGAGATTGTTGGATAGCGAAACGTATGAGATTCCCAAACCAGACGCGATAGCTCGCAAAACTGCTTTGTGAAAATCTGCAAAGGCCGTCATCGGATGATCTGGACTCCAAGGCTGGATCTCGGTTCCAGGTTTTAGTTGCGTAATCGATCCAGGTTCAACATCCATAATTGGCGCAAGATCGGCGTAATCATCGCCGTCGTATGCGACTCCATCGGGTGAACTAAGAAACAACGACTTCGAAGCCGCTAGTCGTGCCGCAATTAACTCCGCTTGCAAGTACCCGTTGAGCATATGCTGAGAGTCCATAACAGACGCGTAGTGCGTAACGCCGCGAGTTTGTTGTGAGCGCTCTTGCGTGAATATATGGATAATCTCGTCAGCAGGGACTCTTATTCGTCCCGCCTTATTGATTCCATACCCTAAATCGTCGTAGGGATGCGATGGGCCAGCAAATAGATGATATGCAACAGGGCGATTGAAATTATTGATTTCCACGCCCATGATGATTCGATTACCCGTGTCTTTATTTGTTGTATTATATTCTTCATCTAAAAAATCAGGTTCGATTAGCTGAATCGCATACCCATAATCGTTATCCGCATTTCTAATATGCTTGATCAAAACCTCGCCGTCGCGAATCAATCCATCAATGACGAGATTTTGTAAATCGATCCAAGAATATTTTCCCGTTACATCGCAGATTCCCGCTCGGCCCCATTCGCGCCAGCGTGATTCGACGATGTCGTTTCCTTGTTGGTCAAGTTCTCCGAGAATCTCGTTTGGTCGCGGAATGTTCCGCGCCTTGCTTTGGAAGTGCAGACCGTTTTCTCCGACAACATTCGTGCGGAATATTTGGAGCGCTCTTTGCGCGTATGGTTCATTTCGGCAAAGCTCCCTTGCGCGATCCCGAAGCGTTCTAATTGAGTTTCGGATTTCCTTGTCAGCGCTGGAAGAAGGCGATAAGAAGTCCGCCAAGAGCCTGGAAGCTTTGGCGGCCTGATACGACCGAGCGTAAATCGGCTTTTTGATTTGTTTGTTTTCCCGCCACGTTTTGGGGTTGTACCAGGCCATGTTTAGAATCCGTTAAAACGTAATAAAATGTTTTGATCGGTGCGTTGCCCTGCTTCCGCTCTCGTTCGGTTGATTTTCGATTTAACTTTACCCTCGTAGAAATCTAGCTGAGTTCTAACGTCGTCCATCGATTTCAAGGTGTTTGAGCGATCAGAAACCGAGTAAGAATCGGTAAGTTTTTGCGCCAACGATTCGAGAGTCGCTTTTAAATAATCGACCATCTTCTCGTCATGATCGCGGGGATCGGCGGTCGATGTTGCGAGGTTCGCAAGCACTTCCCATTGACCGGATGCGATCTCGATGCGTTGGTTATCGCTTGAGCGAGTAATGAAGGCGTTCCAATTGTAAGTTCCCGCGGTCAAGCTTGCGGTATTAGCGCTTGGAATCTCGATCAAATATTCGCTTCCGCTTTCAGTCGCGGCGAGAGTAAAGTTCGTCGAACCCGCGCCTTGAAGACGGGCTTCATACGAAAGCGCATAGCTCGCCAATGGATAATCGCTTGCGAGATCGTCACGTTTCCAAACCCATCGATCACCAACCGTTAAAGTTTCAGGTTCGACGTTCGGATAATTTGCAGAGTCGAATAAATTTGCCATTTACCACTTAGTTACAAAGTTTTTGCGTCGTCTCGGTTGCATCGGTTTCTCCCTTCGGACCTCGCTTAATTTAGAAGCGATTTTGCGCGTGTCCGCGTTGAGCGTATGGAACGCGGCCAAGTTGTAGACGAGTAAGTCGAGCGCTTCGTTTCGAGTTCGGATTTTCTTGAATTCGGTTCTTGGGATTCCTCGACTGTATCGCGTAACGAGTTTTTCGGATGTAAGCTGGCGGATGAACTCGTCATCTGCGAAATCTCCGATGTGGAAATATCCTGGGCCGATTTCCGAGTTTCGGAGACGCGTGAAGACAATTTGTTTGATTGTGTTGACTCCAAGCGGGAAGACGTTAGCACGTGCGGCGTTATTTTTACTTGGTCGTCCGACGATTGGGCGATCTGATCCTCCAACACCTTTCCCGATCCAAACGCCATTTCCGCCCATTGTTTGAGCAAAGCGGTAAACTCGGTCAGGCTCATAACCTGAATCGAGAAAAGTACGAACGATTCGGAGATCATTTCCGGTCGGATGTTTCCATGCTCGTCTAAGATATTTTCCGAGTTCGTTCCATACTTTTTCTCCGGTTGGCGCTCCGTAAAAAATCGCGTGATCCAACATCCACAACTCGTCCAAATGCCCATGACCGCAGACCAAGCACTCGATACGATCCGATTGAACATCAACGCCAGCGGTGAGAACCGAAATATCTCCGTGTGGTATCTCTTCATCGTATTTTTCAATCCTCGAAAATAAGTCATGTTCGTCTATATCAACCGCGTCCTCTTCCCACGTTTCGCCGAGAGCCGTATTTATAAACACGCGTAGCGATTCGGTCCCGTGCGCTTTTGCTTCGAGAAACTCCCGGACAAGTCCCTCGAGACTTGTCCAGGGTGAGGAAAGCGCGTTGAGCGAAAACCCTGCGATCCCGTGAAAATCCGCGGTCGCGTTCCAACGTCCGCTTTTGATTTTTTGCTTTCGCTCGATATCGGTCCACGCCGTTTCGCATTCCTCGCAAATAATCCGCGCCGTTTCGGGTTTGTCTTCGTCCCATTGAACGTGCGACCACTTCAGCGCTTGCCAATGTCCGCAATCGCATTGAAGCTCGAAAAATCGTTGATCGCTTTGATCGAATGCAGCCTCGATTCGAGACGCGCCTTTGATTGTCGGAGTTGAGAACATCGCGATCTTGCGATTGAAATAATTTTGAGTTCGACGTATGCCCAGATTTATAGGATCTCCTTCGGAACCCGCTGAAGGCGGGAATCGATCCACCTCGTCCATTAACAAAATCCGAATCGGTCGAGAAGCGAGCGACGCGGGAGAGTTCGAACCCGCGATGCTTAATCTTGCGCCGTTGAAAAATATCTTTTGAAGAATCGTGTTGTCGCCGTCGCGACTTTTCGGATCGCCAATCAGTTGCTTGAGCGCTGGCGTGTTTTCGATCATGGGCGCGAGCCTGTCCATCGACCACGCCCTTGCCATTTCGAGAGTCGGTTGCAAAACGAGAATCGGCCCGTTTGCGTCGTGATGAACAAAATATCCGAGAATGTTGTTTAAAATCTCGGTCTTCCCGACTTGCGATGATGTCATTACGACGATTCGCTCGACCGCGGGATCGTTGAACGCGTCCATGATCGCTCGCTGATATTCGGCGCGTTCCGTTCGCCACTTTCCCGGATTTGGCGAACCGACTGGAAGAACTCGTTCTGAATCGCTCCATTGGCTAACCGTTAGCTTGGGAGGGGGTTTCAAAATCGCTAGGAGTTCCGAAGCGAGCGACGGTCGATCCAATCTCGCTAAGTGCCTCCCGGATAAGTCCCTCGACAGTTTCTTTACACTTTGTCGCATCGCTTTCGGTCGCTAGTATTCCCGCCACGCTGACAGGGATCGCTAGAAGTTTTGTTTTTGCCGCATGGAAAGCGCGTCCGCATTCCTGAAGAACCGCGTCGCGATCCAGCAAGTCGCCTTCGATAATTTGGCGCTCACGTTGCGCGATCAGCGCATCCTCTTTCATTTTCACGTTGCGCCATTCTGAAAAATCAATTGGCTCATTTGATTTTTCTGGCATTTGAATTGGTCGCCCTAACGCTTTGGCGCTTTCGATCAAATTAAAAAATCCCTGCTCATCGCGTTTGATGATTCCTTTTTTTTCACTTCTCGAAATATGCGCTTTTGTGTAGCGCGTCATTTTTGCGAGTTGTGATCCGTTACCCTTCATGGTTAATTCCGTTACTCCTGTAACTAAAAAAAAATCGCCGTGCGCAAAACC